TTTATTCCTTTTATGCAATTGCCAGTTTGGTCAAGAAGGAATATTATTGAAGACTTATTAGATATTAATATCTTTTCTAAGATGAATACTCTGTTAAAAGAAAGAAACTCTAAAATCAAAGATGAATTAACTGATGTTAATCATCAAATCGATATTCTTAAAACTAAAATGGATGCTCAAAGTAAGTATATCAAAGACTTGCAAGAGTTAAACGATGATCAAATAGAAAAGAAGAGAGAATCAATAGAGGTGCATAAAGAAGAAATTAATAAACTCTTTGATGAAAGTAAAGAGCTTGGAAAGAATCTCTCAGCATCTATATCAACTGAAGAAAAACATAGTGGCGAATTAGTTAAGAAACTTTCTCAACTTGATTCCTATGACATGTCGTTTAATGATAAGATAAAAGGATTAGTTGATGAGTCAAGATTCTATGAAGAAAATGATCAATGTCCTACTTGTGATCAACCCATTGAAGAAGAAAAGAAAACTGAAAAGCTTTCGCTCTTAAAAGATAAAGCAAAAGAAATACAAAATGCTAAACAAGATTTAACAAAGAATATTGATGAGCTTAAAGTAGAACAACAAGAAGTCTCTAATAGTTTAAATAAGCTTCGTCAAAAACAACAAAAGATAAATAGTAATAATGATGCAATTGCTCTTTTGCAAAAAGAAGTAAATAAAGTACAAAAAGAAATTGATGGTCTACAAGGTCAAACTGGAGACGTATCGAAAGCAAAGAAAGAATTAAATACTTTAAGAAAGAGTAAAGAAACATCGACAGAAAAGAAACTTGAGTATGTAGAAGAAAGAACCTATAATGAAGTCATAGGAGAAATGCTTAAGGATACTGGAATTAAAACAAAAGTCATTAAGCAATATTTGCCAGTGATGAATCGATTAATTAATAGTTACCTACAAGTATTAGACTTCTTTGTATCGTTTCATTTAGACGAAAACTTTAATGAAACTATTCGATCTCGTCATCGTGATTCGTTTAATTATGCTTCTTTCTCTGAAGGAGAGAAACAAAGAATCGATTTAGCTCTTCTCTTTACATGGAGACAAATAGCTAAAATGAAGAACAGTGCAGCATCTAATCTGCTTATTCTTGATGAAACTTTTGATTCAAGTCTTGACTTAGATGGAGTAGATAATCTGACTAAGATTCTAGATACTTTGGATGATGGAAGCAACGTCTTTATTATATCACATAAAGGTGACGTACTTGAGAACAAGTTTAGAAGTAAGATAGAGTTCTTTAAAGAAAGAAACTTCTCGAAGATTAAATAATGCTGGATTAGCTCATTAGGTAGAGCAGGGGTTTTGTAAACCTCAGGTGGCCAGTTCGAATCCGGCATCCAGCACCATTTTTTTAAGATCAACACTTTTCTGTCAAGTTTTTTCAATTATTTCACCAAAAAACGTTTACAAATGCGCTGAACTATGGTATAATATACATACAAGATAAGGAAACAATATGATTAAACACAAAAGCACTCTTGCTAAGCTTCTCGCAAAAGAGAATATTACTGTGCAATATGGTAATTATAAAACAGCTTGGTTCGATATTAAAAACAGAATTCTAGGTATTCCACTTTGGAAAGACATGGGTAAAGATGTTGCTGATCTTTTTATAGGTCACGAAGTTGGACATGCTTTATTTACACCATATGAAGGTTGGCATGATAGTCCTGAAAAACTAGAAGGTTGTCCACGTACTTATATCAATGTTATTGAAGATGCAAGAATTGAAAGACATATTAAAGATGCTTATGTTGGTCTTGTCGCTCCAATGGCAAGAGGATATAAAAAGCTTTTTGATGATGACTTTTTTGGAGTTGATGAAGATCTCGATTGGGACGAAGTTAAACTTATCGATAAAATTAACTTAAAGGCTAAAGTTGGAGCTCATCTTGAAGTACCAATGAATGATGAGGAAATGGTTTATTATAATAGATCAATGAAGACAGAAACATTTGATGAAGTGCTTGATTTAGTAAGAGATATTCTTGCTTATACAAAAGAAAATCAAGAAGAGCTTATGACACCTCCTCCTATGGGATCACAAGATAAAACTGAAGGTCAAGAAGAAAATGATGACATGAGTCCAACTGGCCACGATGATATGGAGAGTCAAGATGAACAAACAAAAGATACTGGAAATGAACAACAAGATCCTATTGATGAAACTGATGAAGAAGGAAAAGATTCAGCAAAAGGAGATACTTCAGAGTCCAATGATGATGGAAATGATCAAGGAAACGTTGAAGAACAAACTCAACCTGATGAAGATGTTTCAATAACTGATGAATCATTCAGAAGAAAAGAGCATACACTCTTAGATATTAATGAAAATGGATCACAAACTCTTATTGGTAACGAATTTAGTAAACCCGTAAGAGATGCTGTTATTACTCCATATGCTGAACTTGCAAAAGCAAGAGCTAAAAAAATGAAGCAATACGATGATGTTGCAGTTGAGGACTATAATGATGATATGTTGACAATTGATCAGCATAGAGAAGAATTTAAAGTCTATTTAAAAGAAGTTAAGAAAAACGTTAACTTTGCTGTCAAAGAATTCGAAATGAGAAAAGCAGCTTTCAGATATACAAGAGCTCAAACTGCAAAGACAGGTTCTATCGATGTAAATAGATTATGGTCATATAAAACAAATGACGATATATTTGCAAGAGTTACTAAATTAGCCGATGCTAAAAATCATGGAATGATGATGATGATCGATTATTCAGGTTCTATGGCAGAATGTATGACGAATGTAATGGATCAACTTTTACACTTAGTAGTTTTCTGTAAAGCAGTTAATATTCCATTTGATGTTTACGGTTTTACTAATAGTAATCCTAAGTTAAACAGATGGTCTTTTCCTGAAGATGGAGATGCTACAGATGGCGAGTTTGATATTGCTCAAATAGAGTCAGAAATACATCATGGTGGATTATCACTTCCACAAATAGTTGCATCAACTCTAAAAAAGAAAGACTATGATGATGCATTATTCCACATCTATTTAAGAAAAATTCTTGCAAAAAACTCTTGGTCATACTATGAAAGATATATCATAGCTCCACAAGAAGAATATGGTTCAACACCGCTTAACCAATCTTTAGTCATGGCTCATAGAATGGTTGATAATTTTAAAAGAAATAACAACATTGACAATATGAATTTTGTAGTAATCTCTGATGGAGATACAAATGGTGTTAGCATAGTAAAAAATCGTAACAGAGACTACACTCTTACAGAAACTTATAAAGGAGCTATCATAAACATCATGGGTCAACATGTAAAACTGGAAGATACAAGAAAAAGAGGTACTCAAAGCCTACTTGAAAACTTACAAAAGAAATTTGGTTGTACAACAATCGGCTTTTTCTTAGCAGACAATGCTCACAACTTTAAATACAAAATTGAAGATTGTGATGAAGAGACATATTACGATAGTAATAATATGAGAAAGTATCAAAAAGAATACAACAAAAATAAATGTGTAACTTTTATAGATACACTTGGCTATAACGAATTTTATGTTTTAAAATCTAAAAGACTAGAAACAGATGCAGAAGAATTTGTTACAGCAGAAGATGCTTCAAAAGGTCAATTGACTACAGCATTTAAAAAGTTCAGTAAGTCTAAAAAGCTTAACAAAACATTGCTAACTAACTTTGGTAAAGCAGTTGCAGAATAAGATCAACACTTTTCTGTCAATTATTTTCAAAAAAAGTGAAAATAATCGTTTACAAATGCGCCGAACTATGGTATAATATACAAATAATAAAGATAAGGAGAAAACTATATTATGAATAACTTGAAAAAATCAACTGAAATAATTCTAAAAGAGCTTGCGATCAGATATCCTGATCAAACTCAGTTTAGAAAAAACGCCATCGTAGAAGTTGGCGAATCGTTTGGATACTCAGGAAAAGACTGGGATCCACTTATGCAAAAAGACAATAGAGTCAAGATTGGTACTTATGATCTTGCAGGTCTTATTGAGCCATTAAGAGAAACTATGGTAAACACATCAGTCGTTAATAGTATTCCTGCTCAAGCAGCTCAAATGCAATCAATTGTAAACGAAGAAAAAAACTTCGCTCAAATTGATGATACATTTATTGCTTGGGGTGCTTATCACGACATTGTTAAAATTGTAAAATCTGGAATGTTTTACCCAACTTACATCAGCGGTCTTTCAGGGAATGGAAAGACTTTCATGGTTGAACAGGCTTGCGCTAAAGTCAATAAAGAATTCATAAGAGTTCAAATCAATCCTGAAACTGATGAGGATGACTTATTGGGTGGATTCAGACTTATTAATGGAGAAACCGTATTCTCAAAAGGACCAGTACTTAAAGCTATGGAAAATGGCGCAGTACTTCTACTTGATGAGATTGATAGAGCTACAAATAAAATTATGTGCTTACAAGGAATCCTCGAAGGCAAACCTGTTCTGGTTAAAAAGACTGGAGAAATTGTTTACCCTGCTGATGGATTTAATGTTATAGCTACTGCTAACACGAAAGGCAAAGGTTCTGATGACGGCAGATTTACAGCTGCTACGATCATTGATGATGCTTTCCTCGAAAGATTTACTATCTCAGTAGATCAGCAGTTCCCATCGCTATCAATCGAGAAAAAGATTGTATTAAAACACATGGAGAAATTTGACTGTGTAGACAGCGACTTCGCAGATAAGCTCGTAACATGGGCTGACATTATACGTAAAACTTTTTACGATGATGGTGTTGATGAAGTTATTTCAACTAGAAGACTTTGCCACATTGTTCAAACATTCTCAATCTTTGATAAAAGAGACAAAGCAATTGATCTTTGTATCTCAAGGTTTGATAACGATACCAAGGAAGCATTCCTTGATCTTTACAGCAAAGTAGATGCTGATGAGATTGTAGCAGGAGAAACTAATCCTTACGAAGGAGATGAAGATGTTTACGAAGAAATCTAAACAAATTGACTATAAGTTTAATGAGAAAGCTCTGATTACAGAGCTTCAAGCTTATATCGATAAAACTTATGGCGGCCACTATTCAAAGAATCAGTTTCAATCAACTGAATTTATTATTGATTGTGGTCATGGTATGGGATTTGCTTTGGGCAATGTACTTAAGTACGCTCAAAGGTATGGTAAGAAAGAAGGACATAATAGAGCTGATCTTTTAAAGATATTGCACTATGCTATTATTGCTTTGGACTGTCATGACAAAAATCAAAAATAGTCGTTTACAAAACGATGAAAGTATGGTATAATATATTATTATGGAGAAAATATGAATCTATCAAATGACACCGTGAATGTGTTAAAAAACTTCGCAACAATTAATCCTAACTTGGTATTTCAACCAGGTCAAAAATTAAAGACAATATCAGAGTCTAAAACAATTCTTGCATCAGCAACGATTGTAGAAGACTTTCCACAAGAGTTTGGAGTCTATGACTTAAACGAATTCTTATCAGTCTTAAGTTTAATTGACCAACCAACTTTACAGTTTGAAGACAAGTCAGTATTAATTCAAGGGAGTGGTCAAAAGATCAGATATTTCTTTTCTGAAAGCGATATCCTTACCACTCCTCAAAAAGAAATTCAGATGCCTGATCCAGAACTTGGAGTCAATATCGAAGAAGATAAATTAAATCAGATTCGAAAGGCTGCAGCTGTTTTAGGTCATACTGAGCTAGCAATCACAGGAAACAATGGAGTTGTTGAAGCCTCTGTACTTGATACAAGAGACTCAACTTCAAATGTTTTTGAGATTGAACTAGATAAAGACAACTCATGTAAAAATGAGTTTAGCTTCGTGGTAAGTATTCCAAACTTGAAGTTACTACCAGGAGATTACTTTGTAAGCATAAGCTCAAAGCTAATTTCTAACTGGACTAATAGTAACTATCCAGTGGATTATTTTATCGCTCTTGAGAAAAACTCAAGCTACAATGTATAAATACTTTGTAGGAATGGAAGATGCCGATGTCGGGTCTTCTTATTTTCGTAACTATGCATAGGAGAAAATTATGACAGAAGAAGTGAATACCACTGAAACTGAAGTAGGCACAGAAGAACAACAAGTTCAACTGTCTCTTAAAGACATCGCAACAATGGTTCAGATAATTGATATCTGTTCTAAAAGAGGTGGATTTGAAGGACCAGAACTTGAAGCAGTTGGAGGATTGAGAAACAGAATTGTTACTTTCTTAAACGCTGCATCTAAAGGAGCTGAAAATGTTCCTGAAGGAGAAGTTCCTGTTGTTGAAGAACCAGCTTCAGAAGAGTAAAAGCAGAGGGGTGAAAGTCCCCTCATATTATTATAGGATATATTATGAACAACAATGAAAAAGCCAAATTGCTCGAGGCTTTACAAAAAGGGCAAGTCACAGTTACATTTAAAAAGATAGATACAGGCGAAATAAGAGTTATGCCTTGTACTCTACAACCAGAAGCTTTAAAAGAAAATGGAGTAACATCAACCATTAATTATTCGCCAACAGAAATGGAAGCATTTCCAGTATGGTCACTTGATAAATCAGCTTGGAGATCGTTTAGATTAGATACAGTTGAATCATGGGAGGTAATCAATGGATGAATTCCTATGGGTTGAAAAATATCGACCAAAGAAAATCGAAGAGTGTATACTCTCAAATGATTTAAGAAAAACATTCTCAAACATAGTTGCAGGTGGAGAGCTTCAAAATATGATGCTCACTGGAACAGCGGGTACAGGTAAAAACACAGTTGC